CTCGAGAGCATGCTGATCAATAGTCGTCAACAGGCTATTAAATTCTGTCGTGAGATTCAACGACTTGTAACAGAGCAGAAGCTGCATGTAGTGGTGAGTATAGTGGTTCCCATATCGAAGGGTGCCTCCTCCTGGCTCGAGCGGGAAATTCCAGTTCTCGGTGGCGACTCTGATGGCGTTGAGCCAATTATCCATTGTGGTCTGTTCCTGTGTCGTCATGTGCGGACGAAGCACAGGGATACAGTGGTGCATGGGCTCAAAGTTCGTCTGGTTGATTGGATGACCATCAGGAATATTTTCTCTCGCCCAATCAAGAATCATCTCAATTGCGTGATCTCTGTATTGTGTTTGTCCGCTGTATGCAAACCATTGAGTCAAAACCATCATCCGACGAAAATCTTGAAACCCTCGGCGAGTTGCGGCAACTTCAGGTGTAGTCGTTGTGGAACCTGCCGAAATGAGAGTCTCCACAGGCTTTGCTTTTTCGTTCACATATTGGTCGGCGAATTTCTTTAGACGTTTTCTCTGGACGTCGTAGAATCCGAGGAGAGTGTTGTCCCCCGTCGAGATGACCCCCGCCACACCCACAGAATTATCCGCTCCGAAATAATTGACAGCCATTATCGTGTCTCAGCTAATTGAACGATGTTGTATTTTGTGTTGCAGACAAGAACTCGACCGTCGTCTAGGGCAAGACAAACACCGGGGAAAGATATTGTGCCAAACTCAATCATCTTCTTCCTAAGATTTGAGTACGCAATGATCCTGTTCCCTGCAAATGTGGCGACATAGACCGTATTTCTCGGATCATTAGGGTTCGACGAGCAGCCGATGGGATATGTTCCTGTTGATCGATATCGGTTGACGGTGTTATTTGTTGTGTTCACGATGACAATCTTGTCGCCACCGTTGACGACTGCCCAGACATAGTTGTCGTTAAATGTCTCTGTCATCGACCAGACGAAAAAACTGTCGATGGGTATTGTGGCGATTATCGCGCCTGTGGTCGAGTTTAAGCGATAGATGTTTTTGTTGGCCCCTACAAAGATGTCCCCCGAACTGTGGCGAAGAATAGAGAAAGGAGCATCAGTCATTGTTGTGAGCGAGAGCAGCAGCGAACCTGATGAGTCTCGCTTCTCAACTTTATTCGAGAAGGGATATGTTATCCAGACATTTCCTGTTGCGTCAACAGCGATGTCCTGGGGATAATATCCAACAGAGTATTCTGCAGCAACCGTATTTGTTGAAGGATCTATCTTTGTGACAGCAGCGTCGCATAGATTGACCACCCAAACAGAATCGTCCACAGGAGAAACAGCAACACGCCAAGGATGAGCTTTAAGGCTGCCAAGATACTCGTCTTCATACCCCGCTCTCCCGACTTGAGCGATAACTGAGAAATCATCCGGATTGACTCTTGCCACTGTTCGTTTTGTGTGACAACAAATCCAGACAGAGCCGTCCGGATGAAGAGCCATGCCCTCCACACCCTCTTCGACTTCAATACGAGAAAGTCGCTCATAGACTTCTGCAGTTATTGAAGGCAGCACATTACCGAATTTCGTGAGCTCAAAGTTTTCAAGAACGATGTAACAGGTGCCGCGATAAGCGGGGGTGTTCTCCGCGCCCTCTATGGCTTGTATCGTGGGGTCTGCGTCCTGTTCGTCTCCTCCGAGATAGACTGTGAACACAAGCTCTGATCCGATAGGTTCGTCTAAGCTGGTTCGAACGTCGTAGATGACGTTGCCGTTTGCCCACATCCTTCGGATCCCGCTGTACTCCCCCCGCTCGGTGTATGATATTTCTTGGCCTTCTTCCTGAGACTCTTGGTTGGAAGTGTTCGTGGACTGGCGAAACGTCGGCACAGTTCCAAATGCGACAGCGAAACTTGCTTTGTAGAAGAAACGAGTCCCTGTGATGACTGGTGGGGCACCCTTGGCGTCAACAGTACCGACGACGACCTCTTCTTGGCCTTCGGTTATGTCTGTTGACCAGATAATATTGCCCGCGATACGCTGTGCCCCGAACAGAACAGGCTGCATCGCACCATAGGCAGAACTCTGTGCTTTCTGTGCCTCGAGCCTTGGCCCGATTCCTTCAGCGTATTCGCTCTTCATGTCTCCGCCAAACATCTGCGAAGCAAAGAGTGCGGCCAACGACAATCCAAAAGAGGCATAGCCAAAACCTGCCCCTGCTCCTGTGGCCGCCATGCCAATAGNCCAAAACCGCCATCAGACTGTTACCTCAAAAGTGATCGAAGGAATTGTGTTGCCGTAATCTGTCAACTCCAGATTCTCAAACACGACGTACGCAANNCCCCGATATGGCGGGGACATTACCCGTAACCTTCGACAGCCTCGATGATCGGATCAGGAGTCTGTGTCTCGTCTCCATAATACACCGAGAAAACGGGGGTTCCTGCGCTGGTGGCGTATTTGTCGAGAGCTTGTTTGAATGTTATGCCTTCATTTGTCGCTTCGTCTTGAACAGTTTGATAGTCATAAACGACCTTACCGTTGGCCCATATCTTATCGATGCTTGTGATTGGCCCTGCGCAGATTGCGATCGCGAAGGATCGGAAATACGTGTAGTTTCGTGTTGTGACTTTTGATGATCCGCCACCCTTGCCCCCCACATCTTGAGACTCTTCGTTGATCACCTCAACGATTTCTCCTGCCCAGATAATATTACCAGAGACACGAATTTTTGCCGTATAGTATCTGCTTCATCACCCCGTATGCGGAGTTCTGTATTTTACTGTCTTGGATTCGTTGTCCTTCTCTGACCTGGTCTGGTGGCCCGTCCCCTGGAAATAAAACCCCGCCCAGAAAAGATCCGAGGGCGAATCCGAGTCCAGGGACTCCAAAACTCGCTCCAATTACTCCTCCGGCTACACCTAACGCTAATCTAGCCACGAAAGACTCCAGGGAACTCGAAACAGAAGCGAATTCTCCTGCTCCATCTTGCGTCAATCTGGTTTTCCACGACTTTACCGATTTCTCGATAAGAGTGGATTATCCGGTTAGACGTGGTCACAATAGCGGCATGCGCCCCTGGCCCTGCTCCGACACCGAATATCAAGATATCCCCTGCTTCATAGCTGAGCGGGGGTTTTTCTTTTAGATTGAAATGATTTTTCAGATAACCATAGAGTTTCTCTTCGCCTCGGTGGATGTGCCATGCGGGCGAATAATTCTCCGGATTCTCGATTTGCTGACCTGTCAGGGCAGAGTAAACGCCTCGAAGAAGACCAACACAATCTACACCGACACCTTTCAGAGCAGCTTGGTGATGATAGGGTGTTCCTAACCAGGAACGAGCCTCGGTGACGATCTGTTCTGGGGTCATGGCGTTTTGATCATATTGTCGATGCCGGGGATGTGGGGGAATCCACGAAAATTGGCGATGTTGTTGAACACAGTCCGACATGTTTCTGCCGTTCTGTCGCAGCCTCGTGTCGCTTGGAATGTGTCTCCAATCTGTATTGCCCGAGGCATGGGCAGCTGAAGAACGAACGTACCGATACCCCCGCTCACGGTGTATTCTTTGACTTCCATCTCTAGATCGTCATTATTTCCGTTCGTCCACTTAACCAGACCATATTTAAAATAATCGACAGCCTGAACATTAACAGCATGAGAGAATTGTCTGTCGTTTGTTACAGCAGTGACTGTCAAACTGAAACGGTATGGCGCAACGTCTATTTTACAACGATCGTCGCCAAGCCGACGGACGGAGCAAGCGGGGGTGTACAGTTCGCCGACTTTCGTCTGAAGTTTCGAGGCCAATCCTCTCAACTCTGTGGTGAAATTGCCGTTCCGAAGCGTTACTTCTCCGAACCAGCCTTTCCTTAGGATCATTCGTCCTTGGGTGAGGTCTGTGTAATTCACGAGGAATGCTTCGAACTCTGCGTCGTCGAACAACCCCTGCTTCAGCTCTGTTTCGTTAATTGAATCTGCATTCAATACACCAACGATCTCAAGATTCGGCACAGAAGCATCGGCCTTCGTCTCCACACTTGTCGGATTGAAACCGNCNTTTGTAGCTGTAGGTCAATCCATCAAAAACGAATGTCTCGATCATGAGAGGTATAGCCGAAGATTTGACCATCTTTTCTTGTAATCTTTATGCAATACGTGATCGTGCTCGTTTCTTGAGCCAGATGATCGCGGAGAGCTGTGCTGATATTGATCGTCATACTCTTAATTCAACAATTGGAATATTGTCCACGATAAGCTGGTCGAAAGCCTGATACT